CCGCCAAGGGCTTCTTTCGATCACCCTTGATGATGGCTATTGGCTCGGCCCCCTTGGGGGCATTTGCCTCGGCTTGTTCCACTACCTTGTAGATGGCGAAAGACTTGAAGGCCTTGCATTCGATGGACAGTGGTAGGAGCTTTCTGGCGGCTGGTGATAATTGTAGATCTTCACCACCGGCCCCCATACTCGTGGAGCGAACATCACCTTCCTCTAGTTGAGGAAATATCTCGTAGATCTTGTCTCTGACCCACTGTTGATGTTTGCGTCCTTTGGCTTTGGCGGAACTAGGTTTGATCGCCATTAAGCTCCTCTCCCTCATACTGGGTGTACCAGTAGTACCGAGGGTTCTTAGCCTTAGACATTGTCTGCGGTAGATGCTTCGCATTAGGCCAACACGAGCCTAAATAAGAACAGAAGCTACATTGTTCAGGCAGTCGCTTTGAACCTGTAGGCTTACGATTAAACGTCTCGTCCTGAGGCTCAAAGCAACGCTTGAACTCGCCATCAATGTTGTCAATCTTATTGATGATTTCCTTCAGCGTAGATTTCTTACGCTTCGGGTCATCGGGGCACTCGACAAACTTCACATGGCCTGTCGATTTGTCCACAACGATCCAGCCACCTGCTTTTTTCTTTTGCGCCATAGAGTAGACCATCAACTGATCTACATAGCCAAAATCATCGTTGTCGGCTAAACCCTCAAACCCATCACTCCACTTGTGAGAGAAGGCCCAAGGGCTGGCGGACTTTGTGTCCCATACCGCATCATCGATGTCGATGTCGGACTCTCCTTTGATCTCGGTATCCTTAACCTTCAGAGAGACCTTGTCCTTGCCACCAGTGATGTTGAAGTCTGCTACCCGTAGCAACACCTCAATAATACACTCGATAGCATCACCGTGCATCATGCGTACAATATGATTGTAAGGCATACGACTGCGAGGCTTCCCCATCTTCTCCATCTGGAGTTGGCAGAGGGGTCGCCCTGCATTAGAACCCCGAATGCGGAAGTTGGCTTCTGGCTCACGCAATAGCTGCTTTGCCATAGCCTCTTTCCACATCTCTCCAGCGTCGTCGATGATCTGATAGACATTCTTCTTGTCCGCAAGAAGGTCTTCGTTCTCATTGTTCGACAGACGCTCTAAGAGTCGGTGTAGTCGTAGTTCGTATGGATGATCCATTATTCGTGATCGTCTTCGAGATCAGAATCTAATGCTTCCATAGCCTCAACATCGATGGCGTCTAGACCACCGAGTGATGCGTTATACTTCGTCTTGATCTTGTCATTCTCAGACTGGATCATTTCAGCGAAGTGCAACATGGTGTGGTATGTATCATCGTCTAGAGCCACAGGATTTAGTAGGTCTGGCTCATAGTCGAATGTATAGTATACCACAGATCCCATCTCTTGTTCAATGGCACGAACGGTCACCCAAAAGTCTTTGAAGTCCCGTCCTTTGATCTTACGGATAACTTGATCCTCAAAGGTCATGTAGTTGCCACGCTTGTTCATCAGTATCATTGGCTGATTTTCAACTGTGACTTCTTCACCGTCCGCCGTGACCCCTGTGTATGACACAAGACCCCGTAACTGGCGGAATAGATCAATGCTCTTGAACCGAGCCTTCTCCTCTTTAGACCAATCAGCCATTTCTTTGGATGTAGGCTTGCCGCATCTGATGGTGCCTAATTCGTCGATGGGTTCCATCGAGAACCGAGGAATCATAACTGTCTTGTTACGAGGCTTCATTTCCTCTTCGTCGAAGTCGATCCATTGAAATACCTGTGATAGTACTCGGATCTTCACTTCTTCTGCGTAGACCTCTTTATCGAGGCCTTTGACGTAGAACCAACCGATCTTGTCCTTAATAGAACGTCCCGCCTTATCCTTACGCTGATAGTTGATCTTCAACTCAGGTAAACGGTTCGATGGTCCTGTATTTCTGCCGCCCTCTGGTGCGTCGTTGATGCCCAAGATTGCGTTTAGTTCAGCCATTTTGGCTGGGTTTGCTACTGCTAAATCACCCATGTGATCTCCTCTTCGTTAGGAACTTCAGACTAGAATAACTAAGTGCGTCAGTCAACACCTAGTTCCGTCTGTTCCATCCAATTTGGCCCATAAGATCCTTCGATGTCTAAAGGCAGTACGCATCGGTATCCGAAACGCCCCTCTAGCTCGTCAGTGACACCAGTCATGGCCCACTTGAGCGCACCATTAACCTTGTCCAGTTCGTCTGGGTGTATGTCTACGACGATGGAGTCATGTACTGTCAGAATGATCTTTGACTTCAGGTTTAGTGACTTGAAGATGGTCAGCGCACGGATACACGCCAGAGGGACTTGATCCGCTGTAGCAAAGCTCTGAACTGGGAAGTTAACCACTTGCGTGTGGTTGGTAATTCTTCCTGACCGTAGCCGTTTAGCTCCGGGGAACGCAAACTGTCTGCCACTCGGTGTTTGTATAAATCCTCGCTTGAGAACTTGGTCTGCGAGTTCGCCGTGCCATTTTTTGAGGCCTTTGTAGACATTATAGTACTCCTGAAAATAGTGTTTTACGTGGTCCGGCTCACCAGCTCCGGTGCCCCCGTAGAGCGGACTGAAAGTCACCGATTTCGCTGCGGAGCGTTGATCCTTGGTTACTTGTTCTGGTGGTATCTGGTGAATGATTGAGGCAGTCTGGCTATGGACATCCTTGCCGTTGAGAATGTCTTCGATGATTTGGTCATCTCTGGACAGTTCTCCAGCAACACGAAATTCTAATCCGCTGAAATCCCATTCTCCGATGCTCCCGTTTTCGAACCGACTGACAATCGCCTTACGGACTTCGAACTTTGATCCCTTGGGTAGGTTTTGGAAGTTGGGGTTAGTAGAGCTTAGACGGCCCGTCGCAGTCACAGTCTGGTTAAAGCTCGAATGCAGTAGACCAGACGGTCTAGTCCATGTCTTGATGCCTTTAACGAAACTGTCGAGGTAGGTGCTGATTGCATTTAGTCGGCTGATTTTCTCTAGGAACTCTGCCGCAACCAGATTGTCCTTAAACTTGGCCTGACTGATCAGTTTCTTGATCGTAGTCTTGTCCGTCTTGAACCCATTGATTGAGGCATCATCAGCCGATGTAGGATTCAGCTTTAGTCCAGCGACTTTGCCGTGTGGTATATACAGCGCACCTTCGCCATGACAGACTGGGCATTTGTTCAGTTGCTTAAACGGAGTACCGTCTTTGCGGATCTTACGGATCTTACCTACGCCCTCACACTCGATACATGACTGAGCCACCGTCCGATAAATCTTCTGGGTGGTCTCACGAACTGCACGGGAGAAGGCCGCTGCATTCATCCGAGGCGGACGCAGCTTCTTGCCTCTGTGATCGACGCCGATGTTCCACACCTTACGATGTGCTTCCTTGTCCATCACCTGACGGCTGTAGATTACCTTCGATAGATCGGCACCAGAGTTTAGGTTAATGGGTGTATCGCCCATGACTTCAGTCACGATCTCGTCCAGACGCTTCTCTAATGCGTCCTTCTCACGCTGATAGTTATCACCTACCTCGTTCAGTACATCGAGATCGATCTTAATCCCGTTGCCTTCGATCTCCAGTAGGAAATCCATCATGTCCATCATCAGTTCCATGACCTTGACCAACGGCTTTAGCTCGTCTGTCGCAAAATCATCTTGTTGCTGATAATAGATCTCGGCGCAGGAGATTACGTCGGCTTCTGCATACTCGTGTACAATGTTCAGAGGCATAGCCTCGAAGCCAGTACCTGACTTGAACATCTCATCGACTAGGTCTGACTTCTTACGAGTGACGTTCCTACGCTCGGCTGTAGCTTTTAGCGACAACTCGGTGCGCTGGCCCCGTGCCAATATATATTCCGCCACCATCGTGCAATATATACGATCTGGTATACGAAAGCCCATTTCTATTAACCAGAAGGCGTCGAACTTGGCATTGTGACATACCATTACGTCGGCCCAGTCTAGGGCTTCTTGCAATGCATCCCGACTATCAGGCACTGGGTGTTCGTTATGGTGGAAGACAGAGAACTCTACGTCTAAGAACACAGGATCGCTCTTAGCCCAATAGAAGGCTACCGCTTTGTTGTTTGGGTTCTTAGGCGAGTTGTCTGTTTTATCTCCGAGCTTGCATACGGTTGTTTCTCCGTCCAAAAACAAAACATTCATTTGTAGTACATTCCCTTCAGCATTTTTTCGAGCATCAGGAAGTGTTCAAGAATCTGTAGCTGCTTTCCTACAAGATGATTTGGTTCTTTTTTCTGCTCGTCTTTTTTCTTATCGATTAGGTCGTATAGCTCTTCGAGGTCTGTCTCATTCAACATAGCGTGATACCTCTGGCTGAATGTTGCAGACGATGGTGCCATGCCATCCGCTTAGTTTGTTCTTAGAGATCGTCACGAAACGGGTGTGGTCTGGCTCGTTGCTTTCGACTTCGGCATTGTGTCGGCCTACACCAAGTATCAGGTCAGACTCTGCGGCCTTACCAATCTTGGAGCCTTCCATCATTGTGAAGGATAGTCGGGTCTTCTTCTCGGCATCCGCCGAAGCCTGAGACACAGCCAGTACTGCGCATTGCTGACGCTTGGCTACCTCACGAAGGCGGCGATAGAGTTCCCGCAGCC